TATCTCCAAACTTATCCAAATCAACGATTATATCTGCACCTATTAAAAAAGTTACTCTCTCTAGTATAAAATCTCCATCTGGAATGTCTTCTAATGTAAATATTACTGGTGTTGTTCCATTAATATTCATACTATCGCTTCCATTATTTGTGAATTTAGCGTAGAAAATATCACTTGATTGCATTACTGTCGTATTTGCCTTTAAATTTCCGTAATTTGTATTTGACATTTGTTACCTTTTTATTTTAATTATAGCATCTTTAGTCAATTATAAATTCAGTGATACATCTGCAATTTATTTTAGAACCAGGAAATATCATATCTCCACTTCTTGGGTCTTTTACTCCCTTATCTAAATCAAATATTTCTCCTTCTATGCTCCAATGGTCTTGATTGGCATTTGCATATTTTCCAGATGGATTACCTCTTACTCTTGAATCTCTTGCATTTCTCCAAATCCCTTTTCTTACACCCACACTGGTTGCTCTTGCTTTTGCTAAACTTGAATTAATAGAAGATACTTCATTTTTACTAATAAGTTTAATTCTATTACTCAACTTCCCAAATACAGAGTTAATATCTTTTATTCCAATTATCTGCTTTTCTATTGCTCTCGTGGATAACCCTTCGCTAATCCCATTTTGAACAATAACCTCAATATCTTTAATAAATTCTTGAGGGATAGATTTAATCAAAGATACATTTTTACTCTTTTGAAGTTGAACAATATCATTCAACCCTTGCTCGTTAATAATATCTTCCAAATTTACACCTATTGAGCTATTTACATTTCTATAAAATTTACCCTTATTTAGTTCATTAATTTTTTCTATAATTGTGTTTGATGTACCCATTGCAAAAGATTCTACATTGCTGAATTTATTTGTTAGTGTGTTTAGTGCTTGTAATATTTCACTTATACCATCAGTAGCAATTTTGCCATCAAGTGAAGTTGTTTTAAGAAGCGGTAAGATATTTTCTCTAACCTCTTTTTTGAGTTCAAAGGCCAACTGATTAAGCATCTTGATATATTGTCTCTCAACTGCCTTTGGTTCACTTATCCCCTTAATATTAGGGATTCGTTTAACTTTCTTATTATTTGCAATTTCTTTTAAATCTATATCAGCCATTTATTCTACTTCTTCGGTTAATTCTATATAATTATCTAAGTTTCCATAAGTTTTATTAGAATTAAGTTCATTTAAGACAATATCATCGTCAATAACACCATTTGAAAGATATATATTATCTCTATTTGCTCGTGTCAATTCTAAATCTGCTTGTTCCTTTTCGCTTAGTTGAAATAATGGCTTAAATTCAAAAGTAATTATCTCTTCTGTTCCCCATAATGATTTACTCATAATTGTATCAAGATAATTTAACTTCGGAGAATAAACTCTTTCTTGCATAGCTGACACATCGTCATAGTAATTTAATAAGTCACCCTCTCCCGTTGCATTTAACCCTTTTGGAGATGTTCCCAATAATTTTGTAACTGGGATTTTACTTGCCCCTGCAACTTTTTGAAGATATTTATCATCTATTTCCGCTAACCCAGTAAATGTCGCGAATTTCTTTTCAAAATTATCTTCACTATCTAAAGCTACTGCGTTAATTGTTGATTTTAACTCATTTGCTAATTTGATTCTTTTAACTACTATCTCATCTTCACCATTTGCTACGGCTTCATTCAAACCTTTAATTTTATATATATCAACATTTGATTCATACAGCAAACCAGATATTAAATCACTAGAAGTCATACTGTCTTGAATAGGACTCATCAATCTATCAAATTGCGATAACCCCCAGTAATTATTTTGCTCAAGTTCTGTTAGAGTTGTACTGTCGCCATTAAATTTTAGTATTCTAGTGTGATGTATCTCTTGACCACTTTCATTATGTGTATATGTTTCGGGTTCTCCAAAATCATCAGATAATAAGTCTGCATTTACATTATTAGCAACGATTCTCCATCTATCAAGAATTATCAACCTCTTTAAACTATCTTTTTGCAGAGTTTTAATATCTAGTTTTTCTGATAATTCTTTACCATCATTCACTATTATTATTATAACTGCACCGCCGAAAATGTTTGCCCATTTTCTAGCCTGGGCAAAACTTCCCTTAACATCAAGTTTCTTTTCAAATTGTTCAAATTCCTCAAGTTTTTTAGGATTTTCGATATTCAACTCACGCCAGTTTTTTATACTTTCATCTGCAGGAATGTCAATAATATTTGAAGCTAACCAATTTGTCGTATAAATATTATTAGCTTCTATTTGTGTGATTCTTGGGTTTCTAAGGTAGAAAGTATTTGTGCGGGGATCTTTTTGAGTGCCTAATGATTTGTTTATATTGGTAAACCCATCACTAGATTTAGTTTTTTTGCTATTTTTATTTTTTTTAGACATTAGATAAGCCTTTTTTATTTTAATTATAGCTAAACTAATCCTCTCTCATAGATGCTAATAATGAATTAACTTTAGGTTTTGAGTAAGCCATCAAAAAAGCATCTGCGATATTTGGCGATTTTATTCCTCTTCTTTTTAAATCTTTTTTAGACTCAACTTTCACTTTGCCCGTATTGTCTTCATCTTTTCGTGGAGTTGATAATTCCTCCATCAACTGGTCTAAGTGTTTCAAATCTGAACTTATTGAGATAATTTCATCTTCTTTAAAAATTGTACCTTTAGCAACTGCGTTGTATGTGTTTTTAAATCTTTGTGCTATCTCCCACCAACTCTGTGCCTTTAAGTTTGAGAACATATCTTTGTTTTTTATATTGTCAGAAAATACTTTGTCAGGGTCACGAACCTTATCCCCTGCATTAAATTTAGAATATTGTATTTTTACTTTACTATCTAAGTTTAATCGTTTAAATGTGCTTCCAGCAGAAGCACCGACCCCGATTGAATCGTAAGTAATATGTAGTTTTTTGGTTGATGCTCTCTTATAAACCTTTTCAGCACTTTCTTCTAATTCGTCCTCTTTTGCAAACCATTCACTTGAAGCATAAGTCAAAATACCGTGAGTTTCAATCGTTGCACAGCTATCTTCTCCGCTATCTGCTATGTCATAACCTATTCTTTTTTTACCTGTTAT